GTAAAATTAAAGATTTTACTCTCGTATTTAAAGATATGCCTATTCAATCAAAAACTTTCAATTTCAAAGAAATTCAAAATTGTACCCTTTCCGAAAATGTAAATTTTAAGTTGAGTCAATTGAAAAATACCCCTTTTTCTATCGTTGAAGATACAGCTATGTTTTTTGGTAAAAATGGTATTCTAACTGAAACACCGGGCCTTCTTGTTAAAGAATTTTCTGATAAAGAATTATTTGATAGATGTTCTGCCATTGGGAAGGACATTAAATGGGTTTCTACTGTCGGTATTAATGTTGCAGGTGTTACTAAATTATTCTCTGCTGAGGTTGATTTTTCATTGGTTTCTTCTTTAAGAACAGATGGTTTCCATTTTGAAAATATAATTTCCACTCCTCAGGGAGATTATAATTCTTTATCCGATACTATTAAACTTAATTACAACCCTAGACTTTTAGCATTTTATAAGTTATTACATCATGTTAGTTCTAAATTTGATAGAGTTCAAGATGTTGTTTTAAATACTCCTATGCATAAATTTAATTTAGAAAAGATTCATACCAAATGCAAAGATTGTGGTGTTTCAACAACCATTTGCTCTCAAACTGGTCTTCCTTATTTAAGGTGTGGTAAATGTTACTCAAAAAATTATAATACTAGAGGTCGTTCTAGGAATAAATCTCCTGTTAAGAAATGGAAAAATAAGGAAGCAATTTCTCCAAATAAACCCCCTGCTAAAATCTTAAATAGACTTTTTTCTGTTTATTTTAATGATCAAAGATTGTGTGCTACTAATTGTTTTACTCATAATAGTAAAACAGGATTTTTAATTCCTACTCATGTTCAAGCGAAAATTGAACAATTGCACATTAGAGATGATAGGGGTATAATTTATAGAATTAAAAATCCTAAAATGGTTACTATTACTCAACATTATTATTTTATTAGTGTTGATAACTTAGATAAGAATTTTCAAGGTACTCCCTTAAGATTTAAAAGGCTTAATCAGCAAAATGAAGTCACTATGATTTATGAATCGAAATCTCTTCAAGGTTTAGCTTTATCTTATGGAACTGCTAACTATCATTTAGGTGGGAAAGACTATGTTTCTTATGTTGGACCTTCTGAAAAGGGTGCTTGTGGAGAACCTTATATACAAAAAGGAGTTTGTGTTGCTATACATGAAGAGTTTGATACCTTACCTAATGGTACAAAAGTTTCTGATAATCTTTGTATTGGCATTTCTTCTGAATGGATTGTTCAAAACGTTTTTGGATCTCACATTTCAAAAAACTAAATTGTGCCTCACTACACTCCGCTTTATCATTGCCTATTTACACTCATGACCTAAGAACTCAGTTTGTATTTAAGCATATAAAGGTAGTGGGGCAAATTCCTAGAAATTTCTGTTTCTTGAAATTTCATGATAAACCTAGTAAGATTATTATAGATACTGTTGCACATGATTTATTAGATTCTTTTGAAATTACTTCTGTTATTGTTCAAATGTGCAAGAAAAATTATACTATAGCTGTAGAAAAGTTTGATTTCCCTAGAACTTTACCTTCTGATGAACTTTGGAAAATTGCATTAGAGTATACTTATATTTATCTTTCACGTTATATTCAATGCAGAAAACCTCAATATACTAATTTATATATGGATTTTTCAACTAGTCCTGGCTACCCTTTTAATTTATGGTTTAAAACTAAGGGTGATGTTCCTGTTAATATGATTAGTAAAGATCTTTCTGACCCTTATGAAACTTATTATTTTATGTTAGCTATGAAAAGAGAAAAGATGGATAAAGTTAAAGCTGAAATTGATTTTAAGATGAGATCTATTATGATACCATCCATACCTTTCCTTGTTAGGCAAAAAAAAGTTTTCTCAATCTTTTAATAATGATCTCAAACAAGTTCCTTGGTCCGCTTATGGTTTTAACTGGCATAATAAAGGATTTCATTATCATTTAAGAAAGTTTATTCCTTATACTAATATTACTGAATATGATGCAAAATTTTGGGATAAAAGGTTCCCTTTAAAAGAAGAGTGTTATAATCTCAGGAGAAAATTTCTTGATCTTGATGAAGAAGAAGAGTCTGAATTTTGGAAAATTGCTCTTGATGAAATTTATCCAAATATTATCTTACCCACTTCTGAAGTTATTATTTTGCCTTCTGGTCAGTGTTCTGGATCCGAGAATACTACATCAGATAATACTATTGGTCACATGATGATTATTTTTTATGAAGCTATAAGTGGATTTTATGATATTAATAAAATTGTTCCTAGTATTGATGATATTTTAAGTAATGTTGAAAACATTATATATTCTGACGATGTCATTCAAGCTTGTTCCGATGAATATTCCTTTATGGCTGATCCTTATAAAAAGAAAGCTATTTTCGAAAAGTTCGGTTTAGGAATCGACCCTTTAGACCCAGAAAAGTTCAAAAAATTTAATTCCATTTATGGTGCTACTTTTCTTGGGATGACTGTTTCTTCTTATGATCAGTATCTTGTTCCTATTTATGATTATTCTAAAGTTCTTAATTCTACAGTTATACGGAAGGAAGATGAAACTCCCCAGCAGCAAGTTGTTAGATTTGAAGCGTTGCTTTCTTTATTGATTTTTACTCCTTATTATACTATTTATAGAACCTTCATTTGTGAGTATGCCAGACGTTTTTCTATAAATATTTCTTTGAAATCTCATGATGAGGCTAGAAGATATGAATTGAACACTGATTTTTAGTGTTAGGTAGGTGGTGGCACAAAATGAAAGATTTTAAGGAAGAAATTTTCCCTGTTGATTTAAATGGTAATGTTGAAGTTAAAATTTTTGAAGGTTCTACTAAAGAACTTATACTTCTTGCTTTTCAAAAACCTGATTGTATATTTATTCCTATTGAATGTCAAACTGAAACACATTCTTATGGTGTTGTCAAAAATCTTTATAGATTTGATTTTCTTCATAATGGTATTTCTCATAGACATGTTTGTCAAGGAATACTTTCTCTTACCTCTGTCTTTCAAGATTATAATAATAAACAACTTTTTGGAACTTCTAAATTATGTCCTTTTATTCTAAACGAAGTTGGTAAAGGTTTAGATTGGTTTCATCATAAATCTATTAAAAATAAACTTCTCGAAAAAGAAGAA